GCTCTGTACTGCCTGAAGAGTCTGTTTGAAAAGCGGAAGGGCTTCGGGGCAGTCGGGAAAAAGGAAGCAGAAGAAACCGATCAAGAAATCTGAAAGGAGATCACCATGAACATTACACCCATCATCGAAACAGTATTCGCGCTCATTGCGGCGGCCATTACCGCCATCGTCATCCCGTACATCCGCTCGAAAACAACAGCGCAGCAGCAGACGGAGATCAACGCCTGGGTGCGCATTGCGGTTAGCGCAGCGGAGCAGATTTATGTCGGCTCCGGGCGCGGCCAGGAGAAGAAGGCATACGTCATCAACTGGTTGGCGGAACACGGCGTCACGCTCGACGAGACGCGCCTGGACGCCATGATCGAAGCGGCAGTATATGACCTCAAAAAAGGGCTGCTTCCGGCAGGAGGTGACGCGCAGTGAGTATCCGCATCGGCCAGGCAAGCCTCGGAGAGACCGGCGGACGCGGGCAGAAGCCTGGCAACCAGACGGGCCGGGAGCTGAACTTCTCGTATTGGTACAACGGAAGCTGGCTGGGGATTCTTCGGTTCAAAGACCCGGCCATGTCGGAGCGGGCGGCGCAGGCCTGCGAAGACGGCGTACGGAACCGGAACATCGGCTATGACATGGACGGGCGCAACACGGCATACGCCGCTGCGGAGGCAGTAGACTTCGCGCTCGGCAAGATCGACAAGCCGGTCGAGACAGACTGCTCGGCATTTATGATGCTGTGCGCGATCTCGGCAGGCGCGACGGAGCTGAAGAAACTCTTCAGGCGCCAGGGCAACAGCTGCACGACCTACTGTATGCTGCACGACTGGCCGACGACCGGGCAGTTCGAGATGCTGAGCGGGAAGAAGTTTTTGACGGACGACCGCTGGCTGCGGCGCGGCGACATCCTGGTATCCCAGGGACACACGGTAATGGCATTAGACGACGGAGAAATGGAGGACGAGAACATGGACAAGGATAGATTCGCAGAGCTTTTTGGGCAGATGCGCAAAGACCTGCAGGACAACGACTGCAGCCAGTACAGCGAAGAAGCCCGGCAGTGGGCCACGGAAAAGGGCATCGTGCTCGGCGGCGGCACGCTGGAAGACGGCGAGCCGAACTATATGTGGCAGGACATGATGACGCGAGAACAGTTTGTGACGGTACTATACCGGTTCGCAAAACTCGCGGGCCTGGCGTGAGATGCACGGGAGGGGCCGGAGACGACCCTTCCCGAAAACGCTATAAGGAGGCGATACGGTGCCATCCAATATTTTGAGCGCGGACACGGGGTTTCCGCAGTTCACAAAGGAAAGCTCGGACAAGGAAAAGATCGAGCAGATCACGAGCTATCTCTATATGCTGCTGGAGCAGCTGCGGTATTCATTCTGCAATCTGGACAAAGACAACTTCAATGAGACAGGATTTGATGAGATCGTGAACATCATCACGGAGCCGGTATATGTGCAGCTAGAAAATGACGAGAAGCAGATTCTTGCGCTGCAGGTCACGGCAGAGGGCCTGGGTGCGAGGCTGGAAGATGCAGAAGGAAACATCACGTCTCTAACTGCGACGGCCAACAGCCTGACGACGCGCATCACGAACGCAGAAGGAGATGTTTCGTCGCTGCAGCAGACGGCGACAGCGCTGCAGAGCAGAATCACGACGCTGGACGGCAGCGTATCGTCTCTGACACAGACGGTCAACAGCATCACGCTGTCGGTCTCCAACGGAGAAAGCAGCAGCACGATCAAGCTCATGCGCGACGGCGTGGTGGTGTCCAGCAAGTCGATCAGCTTCAGCGGCATGGTCACGTTCTCAGACCTGTCCACCGCAGGACAGACGACGATCAATGGCAGCAACATCACGACCGGCACGATTGACGCCATCGACATCTACGGCTGCACCATCGAGGGCAGCACCTTCCGAAGCATCCTGCAGTCGAACGGCATCTGGGGCGGCGAGATCGAGTTCTGCTATATGAACAGCAGCTACACCGCAGGCGGCATCCGGCTGGACGCCAACGGAGCGGGCAGCCAGTATGAAAACCGGTACAGAATGTTCATCTACACGAACTATATTCGCGGCGTGTCGTTTGCCATGAAGCTGCAGTCGGCAGGCGGCATCTCCATCGAGGCGGACGACAATATTTACATCTACGGCAACAGCGGCGTGACGATCTCGTCGGGCGGGAATATCAAATTCTACGGCACGGTCTACATCAACGATTCGCCGCTGAGCACGAGCTGAAAGGAGCGCAGCATGAAAACAACACTCATCCGATGCGTCAACGCCTGCATGGCGGTGAACTATCTTTCGCAGATGGAATGGGACTACAAGACGGCCTTCACGCTGGCAAGACTGCGGCGGGCCTTGCAGCCCTCTGTGGACTTCTATATCCGCGAAGAGAATAAGCTGACGCAGGAGTTCGGGCAGCTCGACGAGAAAGGAAACGTTGCCTTCACGGAGCGTGGTACCTTCCTTTTCAAAGACCCGGCAGACGCACCGGAATATAACACGCGACGGTTTGAGCTGGCCAATGTCGAGACGGAGATCGACTGGAAATCGGCGGCGGTTCCGGAACCGCAGAAGATCAAGCCCATCCATCTGGAAGCGCTGGAGGGGTTCATCCGGTTCGGAGGTGACGACGCATGATCGGACTGCCGCCAATGGCAAACCAGGACGGTATCCAGAAATACAAGCAGACAAAGTTCGGCGGATACAACCACACGCTCGGCGCAGACAACGGCGACATCTGGGACATGAAGAACATGACGAGCGACTTCTATCCCCTGCTCGCACCCAGGCGCCCGCGTTGGAAGGTACGCACACTCACAAAACCGAACGGGTTCTACGCGCACGACGGGCTGTACTGGGTGGATGGGACGGCCTTCTACGCCGACGGAGTATCACGCGGTACGGTGAGCGCCGGCCGCAAGACCTTCGCGGCGCTGGGGGCCTATATCATTATCATGCCCGACATGGCCTGTTACAACAAGCTCACGGGGGAGTTCGGCAGCCTCAACGCCTCCTGGACCGGGGCGGCGCAGATCGTGGACGGCACTTACGGCGGCGAGACGGCCAAGAGCAACACCATCGAGGCCTCGGGCGTGGACTTCACGACGCTCTTCAAGCCCGGCGACGGCATCACGATAAGCGGGGCCACGGTGCACCCGCAGAACAACAAGACCATCGTCGTGCGCGAGGTGACGGCGACCTCCCTTGTGTTCTATGAGAACAGCTTCATCATAAACGACGGAGGGGACTCTGAGGCGGCGCTCACGCTCTCCCGCGAAATGCCCGAGATAGATTTCCTTTGCGAGAATGAAAATCGTCTGTGGGGCTGCAAGGGGGACACGATATACGCCAGCAAGCTCGGGGACCCGACGAACTGGAATGTGTTCGACGGCCTGAGCACGGACAGCTACGCCGTGCAGGTGGGCAGCGCCGGCGACTTCACGGCCTGCTTCTCATACCTTGGCTACGCGATATTCTTCAAGGAGGAGATGATCTACAAGGTCTACGGCTCGGCGCCCTCCAATTTTCAGGTGATGGGCAGCGCCTCGCTGGGCGTGGAGGCCGGCAGCAGCCTATCGCTGGCCATTGCGGGCGAGACGCTCTTCTTCCTCACGCGGGCGGGCATCGTGGCCTACTCCGGCGGGACGACGCAGAGCGTGGCTTCGGCCTTCGGCCTCGAGCGGTATCACAACGCCGTGGGCGGCAGCGACGGGCTGAAATACTACGTCTCCATGCAAAATGAGGCGGGGGACTGGAGCCTATTCGTCTACGACACGCGCCTCGGCATATGGGAACGGGAGGACGACACGCAGGCGCTCGGCTTCGCATGGGACTCGGACCTGTATTTCCTCGACGCGGACGGGACGCTCTGGCTCAACGGGCGGCCGCGCTCTATCCCGGATGGGGCGACTATTGAGAGCCCGGTGGAGAGCATGGTGGAGTTCGGGGAGTTCGTGGACAACGACCCGAACAAAAAGCAGATAGCAAAGCTGCAGGTCCGCATTTCCATCGACGCCGGGGCGAGCGTGACCTTCTGGATGATGTTCGACTCGAGCGGGACGTGGGAAGAGATAAACACCATAGAGAGCCAGGTGCTGCGGAGCTACTACCTCCCGCTGGTGCCGCGGCGCTGCGACCACTACAAGATCAAGATCACCGGTACGGGCGGCTGGAGGCTGTACAGCCTGACACGCGAAGACTCGATAGGCAGCGAGCTCAGGAGCACGCCGGGCCGGCAGTAAGGAGGCAACATGGCTATATCTACACTCAAATCACCGACAACCAAAAGCCGGTACACCTACGACCAGTTCCGCCAGGCGGCACAGCAGAGCGGGCTGCTCGGCGAATTCTCGGACGCCGACCTCTCGCTGGCAC